GAAGATCGGCGCGGTGACCTGGTTGCGCCCCGTCTTGGCGCGTGAGGCCACCGCGGTGCCCCGCGTGTTGATCCGGGCCCGATCCGCGACGAGCAGGCTCGGGCCGCGGCGGCGATAGACGAACCGCAGGCGCAGACCGCGGCGGCGTTCCCATTCGTCGGGGGTGATCTTTCCGCCGCGCAATCCGCGGCCGGCGGCGGGCGTCGGGATCGCGAGCCAGAACCCGGCCTTCGAGCGGATCAGCGGGCCGGTGTCGTGCGCGCCGACGATGGCGGGCGCCTTCGACCAGACCAGCGAGGCTGCGCCGATGCTGGTTGTCCCCTTGGGCCAGGTCTCGGCGCGGATGCTCTTGGCGAGCCGCTGCCCGAGCCCCGCGCCGGTGATCTGGCGCCGCCAGTCGGTCTTGAGCTGCCCGCCGGCCTCACGCATTGCCGTGGTCACCGCGCGCTCGCCCGCCTTGATCTCGGCGGCCATCAACGAAGCGAGGTCGGGCGTGACGTCGAGTTTCAGCTTCATGTCGGCCTCAGATCCACGGTCCAGACGAGCCGCTCGCGGTCGCGGACCGGCTCGCCCTGGATCAGGAAGGCCTCGCCGTCGATCTCGATGCGGTCGCCGGGGCGCGGGGTCGGAACCTCGGCTACGCGCAGATCCACGCGCGTGGTCTCCGACCAGAGGCGCGCGTCGCCGAAGCCCGTGGTCTCGTCCGCCCGGCGGGTCACCACCCGGACGAGGACAGGCGTTCCACCCTCGGGCGTGTAGACGGCCTCGCGGGCGATGTTGTCGTCGGCGAAGAGCGCGTCGAGCGCCATCGCAGCCGCCGTCATCAGGTCCGCCGCGCGCTGCGCAGGACCTGCGGTCGGGTGCAGATCGGCAGCGGGTTGCTCTCGATCTCGAGCCGCACCCATTCGTCGCGGTCCCGGTCCGGGATCATGCGGGCATAGAGCGGCAGGCCGACGGTGTTGACCGTCTCGAAGGTGTCCGCAGGCGCGTAGTAGATCTCGAACAGGCCTTCGACGCCCTCGGGGTAGAAATACGCCTTGTCGGTGGGCACGCCGAAGCCCAGCCCGCCGCGATACCGGCGGAAGGTGATCCCGCCGAAGCTGACCTCCTCGCCCACGCGGCCGCGCAGATCGGCGGCCGCCGCGGTGTTGAGATAGGTCTCGCGCACCTCCTTGTGGGCAACCAGATCGGCGAAGAAGGCCGAGCCGCATTCGGCACGGAGCTGCACCTGGCCGGCGGCGAGCCCGCCCAGAGAATCCTCGACGCTCTCGATCAGCGCCTGGCAACGCTTGCGCAGCGCGCCCGAGGCGGGGGAGGTGTTGTCGAGGTCGAAGTCGACCTCCGTGGCCGGGGTGATGCCGAACTCGGCGTGGTAATCGATCACCGTGGCGCCGTCCCTGGGGTCCTTCACCACGCCCTGGATGCCGTTGAAGAGGTGGAACTCGAACGTGGCCTCGGCGTCGTTGCGCAGGCGGCCCAGCTTGCGGGCGACCTCGGCCTGCACCTGCTGCACCGCGGTTTCCGAGCCGAAGTCGCGGATCGCCTGGATCTCCGAGGCCCAGAGCACGTCCTGCTTCTTGAACTGCCGGCAAACAAACGCCCGCATCTCGCGGCGTTCAGGCGTCTGGCTCTCGTAGGCAGAGCCACGCTCGGAGAACGGGATCAGCGACAGCGTGCCGTCGCGGCTCTCGATCATCACGGTGCGGCTGCGCACACCGCGGGCGCCGAAGAGGTCCGCGCCCGACAGGATGGCGGGCTTGTAGGGGATATTCTCGAGCGCGCGGGTGAGTTCGACGATGGTGAAGGCATCGCCTTCGAAGATGTCCATGGTGGCCATGTTGATGCCTCCTGTCGGTTTCGGATCAGCGGACGATGATGCCCGCGGCGAAGAGCGCGGCGTGGGCGGCGGCGACCTCGGGATCGCTGGGCGTGCCCGCGAAGACGAGATCATGCCGGTTGACGATGGCGGGGCCGCGGACCACCGCCACGGCCGGTGCATCGCCGCCGCTGGCGTCCGCCTTGCCCCAGAGCACGGCGACGGCGGTCTCTGTCCCGTCGGTGGCGTCGGGGTCGTGGGCGGCGTATTTGCCCGAGGCGGTGATCTGACCCAGCACGGTGCCGGGTGAGAGCGTGCCGGACGCAACGGTGACGGTCTCTCGGGTGTAGTCGCGATGGGCTTCCCAGACGAGGAAGCCGCCGGGGTGGGTGGACTCAGAAAGCGTGGTCATGGGAGCCTATCCTTTGAGCTTGAAGGTGCGGGCGATCACGTCGCCCCAGGGACGGGTCGTGGCGCTGCGGCCGGGTTGCGGGTGATGGGGCGTGATCTCCGGCGCGGCCTCGGCCTTCGTGTCCAGCAAGCTGCTGCGCACCGCGTCGAGGCTGGCGTCCTCCTCGAGGAAGCGCCCGGCCATCTGCGGCTGACCCGCGAGGCGGCAGAGATCGACCACGGCCCGGGCATGGGCGATGGCCTCGGCGCGGATGGCGGTGGCGTTCGGAGCCGTGCTGGCGTCTGCCATGGGGCCGTCCGGATCGTCGGCCACGGGCTGCGGCGCGGGATCGGGGACCGACGCGACATCGTTGGCGTCGTCAACGATGTCGGTTTCCGTCTTGGCGTATTCCGGATCTGGGGTCTCGACCGCGTCCACCAGCGCTGGCGGCGCGTTGCGGAACCGGGCGATATCGAAGCGCGCGGCGATGCGCACCGGCTCGGCCAGGCGCGTGGCGAGACCTGCCTCCAGCGCCTCGGCCGCTGTGAGCCAGGTCTCGGCGGCCATCAGCCCGGCGATCTCCTCCTCGGGCCTGCCCGAGCGGGCGGCGTAGCCGCGCAGCATGCCGGCCGCGATCTTGTCCAGCGTCCCGGCCATCTCGCGCATGTCCGCCGCCGTGCCCATGACGAGGCCGGAGGGATCGTGGATCATCAGGAAGGCATTCTCGGGCATGACGATCTCGTCGCCCGCCATCGCGATGTAGCTGGCGGCCGAGGCCGCGATCCCGTCGATCCAGACGGTGACGCTGCCGGCGTGGCGGCTCAGCGCGTTGTGGATCGCGACCGCGTCGAAGACCGAGCCGCCGGGGCTGTTCAGCCGCAGATCGATCGCGGTCTCGTCCGGCAGCGCGCCGAGTTCGGCGAGGAAGCCCTTGGCCGAGACGCCATAGGCGCCGATCTCGTCATAGATCAGCACCTCCGCGCCGCCGTCGCGGGCGCGGATCGTGTACCAGCTGTTCATGATGTCACTCCTGATTGGTGGCGCGGTCGGTCGCGGCCGCATCGATGTCGTCACCGCTGTCATCTGCCGACCCATCGCCCGGATCGGGCCGCGTTGCCGGCGTCGCCCGCGCGCCCTGCGTCTCGCCGGGGCTGGTGCGGTAGCGCAGGCCGAGCCCCTCGGCGCGCGCCGTGTCCGTCGCGTTCTCGCGGTCGACCTCCTCGACATCGTAGCCGGTGGCCTCCACCACCTTGCGCCGCGAGGTGATGCCCGCCTCCATCGCCAGCACCTGCGCCTGGATGTCCTTCAGCGGATCGACCCAGTCCCAGCGGGGCGGGATCCACTGCACCATTTGGGCGACGGCCGGGTCGGGCAGATCCAGCCGGCCTGCCAGCCGCGCCGTTTCCAGCCAGCGCGCCCAGACCGGGCGGCAGAGCTGATGCGCGATCACCCCGTGCTGGAGCTGCTGCACGCGACGCCGGAACTCGACGAGCTCGGCCCTCAAGCTCGAATAGTTGGCCTGGCGCACGTCACCGGTGACCAGGTGATACGGCAGCCCCAGCGAGGCCGAGACGCCGAGCAGCGTGCGGTACTGGAACGCCTCGTAGCTGCTGCCCACATCCGCCGGTGACGAGAACTTCACGTCCTCGCCCGGCAGCAGGACCTGCAGCGTCCCCGGCTCGAGGCTGGCGATGGCCGCGCCGTCGGGGTCGGCCTCCTCCGTGCCTATCATAGGCTCTTCGGGCGCCGTCTTGGTGATGAAGCCCGCGAACATCGCCGCGGTCTTCTTCCGGTCGAGCTCGGCGTCGTCGTACTGGTCCAGCAGGAAAAGCCGCACCATGGCGGGCGCGACATGCGGCAGGCCGCGGATCTGCCCGGCATCGAGCGGGCGATAGACGTGAAGGACGTCAGCCGCCGGCACACGCACCGTCTCCGGCACCGCCACGCGCCGGTCCGTGCTGTCGCCCGGATGGCTGCGGCGGAAGTGATAGGCCACCCGCCTGCCGATGGCGTCGAACTCGATCCCGCAGCGGATGCGGTTGCCGTTGGCTGCCGTCTCGGTCTTCTCGAAGGGCAGCATCTCGGATTGCAGGAGCTGCAGTTGCAGCGGCACGAGCAGACCGTCCTCGGTGCGACGTGGGCGCAGCCGCACGAAACACTCGCCCGCGACGAACATCTCTCGCGCGACCATGGCCTGAAGGCCGTAAAAGTCCGTCAGCCCGTCCGCGTCCGCCTCGTCGGTCCAGGCGAGCCAGAGACGCTGGACCTGGTCCCGAAGCTCCGCGTCGTCGATCAGCGAAGACGGCTTGATGCCGTCGCCGACGAGATTGGCGGCGAAGGCCTCGCAGGCATTGGCGGCATAGCCGTTGGTGACCACCAGTTCGCGCGCCCGCGCCAGCAGCTTTGGGCCGCCCGAGGCGACGAGCGCGTTGACGTTCTCCAGCGGCGGGTTCCAGCCGCGCAACCGGCGCCGGGACATCGCCCCTTCGAGGCGCGCACGCATGCCCGCAGGGCCGCCGGCGGGCTGGCGGCGGAACCGGTCGAACAGCCCCATGGATCACAGCCCCTTCGTCGACGTCACACGCAGCTGCCGCACGATCCGCCGGCCCTCGGCCGCGGCGATCTCGCGGTCCAGCGCCTCGATGGCGCGGTCGATCTCGACCACGCTGCGATACTCGACGGTCTTGCCGTCATAGCTGACCCGCGCCACGCCGGAGGAGCGCTGCGCCGAGAGCGCGTCGCGGCGGCTGCGCAGGTCGGTAATTGTCGGCATCACGCGCGCCTTCTATGGTTGGGACAAAGCTGCCGCCCGGAGGACCCATGTCGGAGCCCGTCGCCCGTCTGATGATCGAACTCGAGGACATCACCCCGCGTATCTGGCGGCGGGTTGACGTGGCGGCTGCGATCACCCTGTCGACATTGCACGACATCCTTCAGGCCGTGATGCGGTGGGACCATGCGCATCTCTACGAGTTTCGCGTGGGCGACCGCGCCTATGGCGACCCGCTCCCCGGATTGGAGAGCGCGTCCGGCCGGGTCTACAAGGCCAAGGGAACCCGGCTGAATCAGGTGATGGATCGGGGAATCGACCAATTCACCTATGTCTACGATTTCGGTGACGACTGGCGGCACAGCATCCGTGTGGAGCACGTCCGCGACGGTGATCCAGACAAAGATTATCCGGTGTTCGTCGAGGGCGGACGCCGCGCACCGCCCGAAGATGTGGGCGGTCTGCCCGGGTTCATGAACTTCCTCGATGCGATCGCCGACCCGAAACATCCCGAACATGCGTTCTTGCTGGAATGGGTCGGAGGCGCCTTTGACCCTGAGGACATCGACCGCCGGGAGATCGAGTTCGACCTGGCCATGCTCGCCGAGTTCCGGCGCAGGGTGCGTGCCGGCCATCGTAGTCGCGGGGAAAAGAAGGCCCACTGATCACTCCATGTAACTCGAGCGGACGGTCCGCCGCCGCAGCGTGCTCCGCTTGCCAGCGGGCGGTTCGGAGCCCGTCACCCCATTAGGATCGCTCCGCTGTTCGATGCCGAGTTGCGTCTCCAGATCGGCCCAGCGGGCCTCAGACCACCGGTCGGCCCCGGCGATCCACGCGGCGGCCCTGGCGTAGACCCGGCAGTCCAGCGCCTCGTTGCGCTCCCGAAGCTTCTGCCATTCGAGCTTCGTGAAGCCGCGCTTGCCCTTCACCGTGACCAGCTGCTCGGCGGCCAGCTGCTTCAGCCATTCGCTGTCCGCCCAGGACGGCAAATGCACCGTTCCGGGCGGAAACGGTGCACCGGCGGCGATCTCTTCCTCCGCCGGTCGGTCCTGGCGCAGAAAGCGGTAGGTCTCGGCCTTGAAGGTCGAGGTCGCCACGCTCCACAGCCGCGCGCCGCGGCGCAGGCGCTTGCCCGCGACGGTCGCGTCAACATAGGTGGGGCCTGTCACCGGGCTCGACCGATTGAACCCGTCGAGCCCCTTCACGGGTGCCACCTGCGCGAAGCCGACCTGCCGCGCCCAGCCATAGACCGCGCTGGTCTCGTAGCCCGTGTCGATCGCAAGACGCGCGATCGCCAGATGCTCGCCGGAGGCATACGTCCATGTGCGCCCCAGCAGATCCGTGAGCTGCTGCCAGCAGGCCGGATCGCCGGGCCCGCCCTCGATGACGACATGATCGACGAGCCAGCTTTCCAGCCCGCGGCCCCAGGCCCAGACATCGACCTCGATGCGGTCCTTCTGCACGTCGGCGCCGGCGGTCAGGAACAGGCCGCCCGCCGGCACGGTGCCCGGTTTCCATGCCTCGCGGCGATCCGCCAGCCGTTGCCAGTCGGGCGCCTCGCCGCTCTCGACCCATGTCTCGCCGAGGATCGTGTTGCGGAACGCCTTGATCGCCTCGTCCGAGCCTCGGGCCGCCTCCCAGGCGCGCGCGATCCGGTCCCAGCCGAGCCAGCCCACCGGCGAGTAGAGCGCCGAGAGGTGATAGCCGACGGTGCCGGGGTCCTCCGGCTCGGCGGTCGCGCGCCATTCGCCCGCTTCCAGCATCGCCGTCTTGTGGTGCTCCGCGATGGCCCCGTCGCAGCCCTCGCAGAGATACTCCGCCGTCTCCGGCCGCCCCTTCTCCCAGCGCAGCCGGTCGAACTTCAGCCACTGCATTGCGTCGCAATGCGGGCATGGCACGAAGAAGCGGCGCTGGTCGGACGCCTCGAGCTCCCGCTCGATTCGGGAGAGCCCCCGGATCGTCGGCGTCGAGACGAGGAACACCTTGCGCCGGTGGGCAAAGGTCAGCGAGCGCGCCTCGGCCAGCGTCACCGGATCGCCTTCCTCGTCGGCCGAGGCCGGATACGCGTCGACCTCGTCGAGAAAGATATAGCGCGCCGGCGTGGACCGCAGCCCCACCGCCGAGTTCGCCCCGGTCATGATCAGGATGCCGCCCGCGAACTCCTTCGACAGCATGGTGTTGCCCGCATCGCGCGAGCGCGCCGGCTTGATTCGCTCCCGCAGCTCCGGGCTTTCCTCGATCAGCGGGTCGATCCGCTGGCGCGAGTTGCGCTTGGCCAGTTCCACCGTCGGCTGGACCGCAAGCATCGGGCCCGGCGCCTGGTGGATGGCGAACCCGATCCAGTTGTTCCCGGCCTCTGTCGCGCCGACCTGCGCGGCCTTCATGAACACCACCCGCTGCGTGGGATCGCCGGGGCTCAGCCGGTCCATGATCTCGCCCATGTAAGGCGTGCGCACCGTGCGATACTGCCCGGGCTCGGCCGAGGCGCGCGACGACAGCTTGCGGTGCCGGTCGGCCCATTCGGATACCGTCAGGTCCGGGTCGGGCCGCAGCCCTGCGCCCCAGGCACGCAGGATGTCCTGCGCCCCGTCGAAGGCCTGCGCGTCCGCGTCCTCAGCGGAGATCGGGCTGGATCTCGGCGAGGTCGTCGAGCTGGGATCGGACATGTTTCTCCAGAGCCTTCTGCATCGCGGCCGGTTCCACGCCCACATCGGCCGCCATCAGTGCGGCCACCCGGGCGGGCCAGTTGACCCAGACATCGCGCTCCTGCCGCGCCAGCCGGAACACCAGCGCCAGCGCGCGGGCGCGGTCGATCAGCTCGCCTTTCAGCTTTTGCAGCCGGATGCGCCGCTCCTGCGCCTTCAGCACCTCGTTGGCCGTCTTCGCCTGCAGGAAGGTCGTCCCGCCGCCCGTGGCCGGCGCGGCCAGGCCCTGTTCCTTGAGGGTATCGCCCACCGCCGAAACAGCCGCCTCCGGTACGGGCTTGCGCTTCGGCGCGGGCGGCTTGCGGGTTTTCGACGGGTCCGTGCTCTCGGCCCGGCGCGCGTCGCTGGCGTCGGGATCGATGCTCCCATCGGCGTGCAGCACCAGGCGGCCGGCGGCCTTCGCCTTCTGGATCGCCCCGCGCGAGAGGCCGACGCGGGCGGCGTATTGGCGCTCGCTCAGACCCTCCATGCCGCGCTCCGATTATCATTCGAAATCATGTGCTTATTGAGTTGATAAGCCTCTGCGCCGGAGCGAACCTGGATCCAGAAGGACGATGCAACTCAGCACACGGAGCCACCGGATGACCACGCGCCTGAACCCAATCACCACGCCCCGCCACCAGCTCCGCGCCGAGAAGGCGCGCCGCAACAAAGAAGCCGCGCTGAACGCCTTCATCGGCAAGAAAGCCGAGATCGACGAGATGCTCGCCCGGCTACAGGCGCTGAGCGACGACCATTTCAACTGCCACCCCGACGAGGTGGGCTGGGCGATGGTCGGCACCCTTGACCACTACGCCAGCCTCCTCAAGCGCATCACCGACAGCGCCTTCGGCGAGGGCGAGCACGCGGAGTAAGCACCATGGAAACCAGCACCATCCGCATCGCCATCCGCGGCCTGAACGAGCCTTGGGATGCCAGCCGCATCCCCGCCGTTCTCGAGGAGATCGGGGACGCCCTCCGCGAGGAAGCGGACATTTCGGCCCGCCTTACCGCCGACAGCATGACCATCGCCATCGACGTGGCGACGGATCGGCTGCCCGACGCCGCCACGCTCCTGCGAGACCTCGGGCTGATCTGACCTCCGGCCCCGCCGGAACTCCTGCCGCGCCAAGGCGCGGCTCGGGGTCGTAGGAGGGTCGCGACGGTCGCGGCCCCGACCAAGGAGACGACCCCATGACCAAGCTTTCCGATACCCAGCTCGTGATCCTCAGCGCCGCCGCGCAGCGCGAGGACCGCAACGTCCTGCCGCTTCCCGGCTCGCTCCGCGGCGGCGCGGCCGCCAAGGTGGTCGGCGCGCTCCTCTCCCGCGGGCTGATCGCCGAGACCACGACCGACAGCCGGACCAAGGCCGATGCCGCCCTCAACCGCATCTGGCGCAACGACACGGACGGCCGCGCCATCCTCCTGCACATCGCAGATGCGGGCCTCGCCGCCATCGGGATCGAGCCGGAAGGCGGCGACAGAGCGAACACGGGCGCCGACGCGGCGCCGAGCGCGGAGGCCCCGAAGGACGCTCCCGCCGAGGGCGACCCCGCGGCCAAGGCGCGCACACCGCGCGCGGGCACGAAGCAGGCGAAGCTGATCGAGATGCTCCGCGCCGAGGGCGGAGCCACCATCGACGAGATCGTGGCGGCACTCGACTGGCAGGCTCACACCGCTAGGGGCGCCATGTCCGGCGCACTGAAAAAGAAGCTCGGCCTGACCATCACCTCGGAGAAGGTCGAGGGTCGTGGGCGCTGCTATCGCATTCAGGACGCGGACTGATGCCGCGCTTCAGGGTCAAGATCACCCGCGACGTCACCGAAAGCACCTTCGTGTCCGTCGAAGCACTATCCCCTGAGGCGGCGCAAGTCGCCGCCTTCAAGGTTCTGGCCGACATGGAAAACGCCGTCTGGACCCTCGATGAAGGTTCGTGGAATGCGGGCGGTGCATACGTCTCGGAAGTCGCCTCCGAAGAGTGACGCGCGGCGTCACCGCCAAAATTCGAACAGCCGGCGCAGAAGATAGCCGCGCGCCAGCGAGACGCCGACGAAGGCGAGGCCGATGGTCATGTGCTCGGCGAGACCGGTCTCGATCCCGAACAATGGGAACACGACGATCTGCGTGGCGATGGCCAGCACGTAGCCGACGACGACGTTCGTCGCGGCCTCGACCATCGACATGATCCGGCTCTGCTTCATCACAGCCCCTCCGGCAGGCTCTCCAGAAACGCCGTCACGAACTCCGCCGCGAGCGGCGGCACGATCGCATTGCCGTAGCCCCGCAGCAGCCCCATGCGACCGGATATCCTATCAACCAGCGGGAATGTTCCGGGCTCAACGGGCCGCCAGCGGCCATCGCGGCAGAGGAGCCAGTCCGGATCTCGCCAGACGCCGTCCGTCGCATCGGCGCCGGTGGGGTCGTCACCTTCGACCAGTCGACCAGCTTTACCGTCCTGCGGCTCGCATCCGTGTTGCCCGCCGCGTTGTACGCTGCCGTCGCGGGCGAGCCCGCCATCGCCGTCGGCCAGCCCGCCAGCCAGACCTGCCGGCCGAGTAGCGCGTTGATCGGCACCGCCCGGCATTCCGATCCGTCCTTGTGATCCCGCGCTGAGGCCGTTGCCCAGCCCGCCCGGCTCCAGGGCGGCGGCGCCGAAGAACAGCCGCTGGCGGATGTGCGGAGCGCCGATGCCCGCAGCCGGCAGATCGGCCGCCGCGACGGTGTAAGATGCCGCTTCCAGGTCAGAAGCCAGAGCGTCGAACCACGCCCAGCCAGCCGGGCCCTCAGCCGCTGTGCGAGTCGCGCTGCCAACTGGTCCGAGCACTGCCGCGCTCGCGACCTGCTCGCCGAAGACGAACTCCGGGCGGCAGGCTGCGACGAGCCGCAGGAAGGCCGGGGCGAGATGGCGGTCATCGTCCTGTCCCTTGCGCTGCCCGGCCTGGCTGAATGGCTGGCAGGGCGGCGAGCCGGTCCAGACGGACAGATTCTCGGCTATGCCGGCGAGGCGTAGTGCGTAGGGCCAGCCGCCGATTCCGGCGAAGAAATGACACTGCGCGAAGCCGCGCAGGTCGGTGGGCTCCACTTCGAGGATGGACCGCTCGTCCACGTCGCCATCCGGCAGCAGCCCGGCCGCGATCAATTCCCGCAGCCATGCGCAGGCCAAGGGGTCGGCATCGTTGTAGTAGACGGCCATCAGGCAGCGGCATCGGCGCCTGCTGCCGTGGTCTCGCCCAGCCGCTCGGCTTTCACCTGCGCGAAGGTCCGACCGTCGCCATCGAGGATCGCGTCCCTGCCGGTCTCGGCCTGCCAGCGCTCTACGGCGACATCGACGTAAGCCGGGCTGATCTCCATTGCGAAGACGCGCCGGCCGTTGGCCTCACCCGCCATGATCTGCGAGCCCGAGCCAGCGAACGGCTCGTAGCAGAGCCCTCCACGGGCGACGTGCTGGCGCATCGGGATCCCGAAAGCGTCGAGCGGTTTCGGCGTCGGGTGGTCGGGCCGGTCGTCCTTGGCGAAGGACGGCATCTCCCAAGTCGAGGGCAACGTCTGCTCGGCAACCTTCGGCGGGCGGTTCGGTCGGCGCCAGCCCATGAAGCAGGGCTCGTGCTTCCAGAGGTAATGCGACCGGGTGAGAACCCCGCGGTCCTTCACCCAGATGATCTGCTGGTGGACGAAGGCGCCGGCTTTCTCCCAGCAGGCCTCCAGCATCGCCTGCCGGCGCGAGGCGTGCCAGCAGTACCAGGCGGCGTCCTCGGTGATCGCCTCGGCGACGGCGGCCGCTATGAACCCGTCGTAGAGTTCGGCCCCTTGGCTGCTGTCGTCCCAAGTGACGCCGTAGGACTGGCTCCAGTCCTTGTTCCGCGTCGGGTGGTTCGATCCGTCGTAGTCGACGAGATACGGAGGGTCGGTCGCAAACAGCACCGCGCGCTCGCCGTTCATCAGACGGCGGACATCTTCGTGGTTCGTGCTGTCCCCGCAGAGCAGCCGATGATCGCCGAGGATCCACAGGTCGCCTGTCCGCGAGGCCGGATTGCGCGGTGGCTCGGGGATGGTCAGCGGAGGCACGGAGCCCCCGGCGCTACCTTCTTCTCCGCCGCCCACGTCCGTATCGAAGGCCAGCAGCTTGTCGAGTTCGCCGTCGGAAAAGCCGACCAGCGACAGGTCGTAGTCGTCGGCCAGCAGCTCGTTCAGTTCCGCCGACAGCAGCGCCTCGTCCCATGTTCCGAGTTCGGTCAATTTATTGTCGGCCAAACGATAGGCCCGGCGCTGCGCCTCGGTCAGGTGCCCGAGCACGATCACCGGCGCCTCGGTCAGCCCAAGTTGCGTCGCGGCCAGCACCCGCCCGTGGCCGGCGATCAGCTCGCCGTCCTCGCCCACGAGGCACGGCACGGTCCAGCCGAACTCGGCCATGCTGGCGGCGAGCTTCGCGACCTGGTCGGGCCCGTGCTGCTTCGCGTTCTTCGCGTAAGGCTGCAGGCGCGCGAGCGGCCAGTGCTCGATCCGCTCCGGGGCGAAGCTCAGCGTCATGCGTATTCCTGTCTATGGCATTGGGGCCGAAGGGATTGGACTCCCCCACGGGTGGACTCCGCGGTGGGGGCCACCGGCTTCCGGCTGGACTCCGAAGTCCGCGGGGTATCCACCCCGCGCGGCCGGTCAGGTCTTTGAAATCACGAAGCTTTCAGGGTGTCGTAGCTGGATGCTGGACACCGGTGGCTTCCCAAAAAATCGGCCCTGTCGCTGGCGACATTTTGCGCCACGCCCGCCAGCATACGTTTCGGCCCGGAAAGGAACCGTAAAACAATGACTTGGTGGCCTGGACCCCGGCTGGACCCTGCGCCGGACCCCGGGAAGCCAGCGGCGGCGGGCCGTCCCGCGCACGCCTCTCCCGAGTATATCCCGTTTGTAGCCCTCGGCCGGGGATCGGTGAACCCCCACCGATGTCTCTCCGAAAATTCCCTCACAGGATGATTTTTCTTGACAGCCGATCGGCGTTCTCGACCACGAAGCGCCGCGATCGCCTGGACGACGGCACGCGCCCGTTGAGCCGCCATGTGATCAGCGCCACGCCGTACTGCCAGTGCCGGTTGGCCGCCGGACGGCTCAGCCCGACCTCCCAGCCGATCTTCTTCCACGGCTGGCGGTTGGCGCGCAGCCAGACGATGCGGGCGTCGTCGCGCTCGAGCCAGCGCAGCCAGAGCATCGCCGCCTCGGCCTCGGTGATCTGCCGCGGGCTCGGGCGCGGTCGCTTCATCTCGGGCTCCTGGCCCACCTGATCTGCGAAGCCGTGGAAATACTCCGGCCACGCGTTGAAATACCCGGTGGGCTTCACGGCGGGCAGTTGTGCGAACACGTCGGCGGCGCTCTCGACCCGGTCCTGCACCCGTGCCATGGTCCATTCAGTCATGCCGCACCTCCCGGTCCCGCTGCCCGTAGAGCCGCTCGCCCAGCTGCCGGACGAGCTCGCGTTCGGGCCAGGTCAGGCGGTCGTCGTCAACGGAGACGGCCAGCACACCCTGTTCCTGCCAGCCGTCGCGCTTGACCTGCTGGGGGTCGCGGCGCCGCCCGCCATAGCCTTTCGGCGTGAACCGCATGCCGGTCATGCCACACCTCCCTGCGTCTCGATGGCCCAGAACAGGATGGCGATGGCATCGGCCTCGTTGTCATCGGCGGGCGAGAACCCGCGTGCCCGGACCGCGGCGATCATCGCCGCCTTGGGCGCGTTGCCCTTGCCGGTGGCGTGGCGCTTGATCGTGCCGACCGGGACGCCTGCATAGGGGATGCCGCGCAGCTCGGCCCACGCGGTCAGCGTGGCCATCAGCCCGCCGTAGACGTGGCTCGCGTCAGTGCCTGCGTGGCGGCGCACTTCCTCGAACCAGATCGTCGCGATCGGCCCGGACAGCCGGTCCAGTTCGGTCAGCCAGTTGGTGAAGCGAAGATAGCGCATGCCGCCGCCATCGAAGCGGCCGGGCTTGAACGATGCCGTTCCGCTGGTGATCAGCCCGTCATGGCCGCGCAGCGCCCAGCCGGTGGTGGTGCCGAGATCGAGGGCAAGGATGGCGCGCGCGGGCTCGGTCGGCATGGGCGTTTCCGGGGTTGCGCCGAGATTGGCCTCGGCGAGAGTCGTATCAGCCATGAGTGGTCTCCTTTTCTGGTTGGCTGCTCGGGTGGAAGACGACGGCGGTTGATGCTTGGCGGTACCGGCCGCCGTCGTCGGATGGTGGTTCAGGGTTTCTTGCGTTTGCCGTGTTTTCGCCGGTGGGGTGCCGCGCGCTTGCGACCTGCTGCGGTAACGGCCTTGCCGGGCGCGTGATGCTCTGGGCAGCGGCGGTTCAGCGTTCCCGATCGCAAACCGCTCCAGCCGTCGAAGGGCCTGCCGCATTCGGCGCAGTGGCTTTTCCAGCAGATGATTGGAACGGTCTGGCCATCACGGCGCGTGTGCAAATCCGATCCGATCGCAACATAGCGCTGGCCCTCGTGCATCAGCACGGTTCCCGGAAGAGGCAGCACACGGAAATTGATCTTGTGCACCACGCGCGGAGTTCGCGATCCAGACGACCTCTTGCCGCGACCATCGACAGCATCGGAGACACCGGTCGCGCGGTTACTATCGTTGTATGAGGGGGCGTGACGGCGTCCGCCCCCCTCATACTTAGTATAGGCAGTCACACTCTCTCTCATCAAATCCTTACAAGTATCTGGTTTCATGTCATTTTCTCCCGTTTTTGATGACAGAGGGGCATGACAGAGACCACTGTCATCGTCATCAGCAAGTTGTTGATTTCATTTGATTTATGACAGAGGCATGAGGATGACAGTGGCCTCTGTCATATGACAAAGTCATTCATCGACCCCCTCCGGAAAGACCCAGACGGCGGGGTTCTCGACCTCCCTGGCGCGGCCGGAATGGGGGCATTTGAAGTGGCTCGGCAGGACCAGTTCGCCCTCGGCCAGCACCTCGCCGGTCTCGGGATCGACCACCGGATCACGGCCGAACCGCATGCCTTCGACGCAGAGATAGCCGAAGTGCGACTTGGTCGCGGGGAAGCCGTGTTCGGCCAGATCGCGGCGGAATTTGACGAACCCTTTCGATGCGAGGACATTGATCCGCTGCCGAATGGTGAATTCGCTGCCAAGCCCATGCTGGTTCTCGAAGCCTGCGCCAAACTGTGTTGACGTGTAGACACGCCCCTCGGCGGCTTCATCGAAGAGCAGGCGAAGGATCACGTCACGTTTCCGATCCCGCTCGGCGTCATGTTTTGCGCCGGTCTCCTGGCGGACCAACCGCTCGTTCATGGGGTTCAGCTCGACCCATTCGCCATTGACCTTGTCGACGATCTTGGGCTCCAGCGCCGGTCCGTTGCGCAGCTCTATCTCCAGCTTGCGCTGGGGGTTTTCCTCGTCGGGCCGGTGCAGGATCAGCCCGGTGGTGTAGAAGCCGCGCAGCGCGCTGGCGCCGGAGAGCGCGAGGAACGGGTCCTCCTTGACCTGGTGCTTCGACAGCTTGCGCGTGTGATGGACGAGGATCACGCCGCAATCGGGGTCGATGTGATCGCGCAGCACTTCCACCCGGTCCTTGAGAAAGAACATCATGGCAGTGTTGTCGTTCTCGCCGCCGCCATCCGGGCCGCCGTCGAAGAGGTTGCGAATGGGGTCGACGCAGAGAATATCGGGCGGCGCGTCCGGGAACGCGCGCCGGACGGCGGTGGCCACCTGCATGCTTCCCTCGGCATCGAGCAGCATCTTCAGCTTCGGCGTGGCGACGAACGTGTCGCGCGCGGCAGCCAGCACCTCGGGCGGCAGGGCGATCTGGCGCAGGCGCTCGCGCAGATAGTGATACTGGATCTCGGCCTGCAGATAGAAGATCCGCAGGGGCCGCGGCGGGGTGAAGCCGAGGAAGGGCTGCCCTGCTGCCATGTGCACGAGCCAGGAGATCAGCAGATCGCTCTTGCCGACCTTGGGCGCGCCGCCCAGCACCAGCAGCCCACCGGGCGTCAGCACACGCGGCGCGATGATATCCTCGGGCATGGGGCTGGTGTCATCGAGCAACGCCCCAAGCGTGAAAGCGGGCATCTCGTCGGGCACGGGGGCGGCGCTGTCGAGGCGCACGAGCGGGGGGCCGTACTTGTCGACATGACGGGCCCAGAGCCGTTCGGACTCGCGCTTGAGCCGCTCCACCGTCCACTGGGGCCGCAGCATGGCGGCGTTGTAGCCGCAGATGCCTTCCCAGCCTTCATCCTTCGACATCCGCCCCTCATGGACCATGCGGATGAAATACCCGATCGCGGCCGAGGCCCCCTCGAAGCGGGACCAGTCATCCTGCGCGCTCTCGCGCACCGGGGTGACCAGCACATCATCCACGCCGGGCTTGTCGGGCGCGGCGAAGTCTGGCTGCAGCGACACGCCCGGTGCGGGCGGCATGTCGGTCACCGCCTCGGTGAACTCGCCCAGATCGCGTTCCATCTCGGCGTTCAGCGCGACGATGCGCACCTGCGTCTTGAGGGTGTTCTTGTAATAGACCGAGCCCGCCACGCGGATCGGCTGGTGCGCCGAGCGGAAATGCATGTCGCCGCCGGCCTTGGCGGCAATATCGCCGCGCAGACGCGTCACACGCGCAATGTCGCTGCCCTCGGCTGGTTCGGTCAGTTTCCACCAGACATGCGCCTTGTGTTGCCCCTCGGGCGTGACACCGCCGCTTTCGACCACCATGCTCGGCGGGCCGAGATGACGCTCGAGATGCGCGCGCTTGGCGGCGATATCGCCGGTGTCGATATCGACGACCACGGTCTGCATCTGCTGGACGTCGTCCGCCTTGGCCTGCCCGGGCTCGGCGACGGTGCCGGGGATGACATAGACGGCAGCACCTTCGCGGGCCGCCCAATTGGCGAAGGTGGTCATCTTGTCGGCCACCGAGGAATCCGCCTCGATCCAGATGTTATGCGGGCGGCCGTCGAAGCCCTGACCCTTGTCGATGAAGCTGCGGACAGGGATCAGCCCGTCGCAGTAGCCGAAGACGACGTCCATGAACTCGGCGATCCGTCCGGGGTCGGGCTCGTCGCCGAACACGTCGATCTGCGGCGCTGCGTCGTTGAAATCGCGCCACGGATTGAAATGGACGAGGTTTTCCTTCGGGGTCTCGGAGGATGTGTCATCCGATGGGGTTTGAGGGCAGTCGTCCTTGTGATCTTCATCATGCGCCATGTCGGCATCCTTTCTCACTTTGCTTGTGTCGGGCGGGTCTTCGGGCGTATCCGTCATCCGGGCAGGCTCCAGCAGCGGGCGGCCCATGGACAAAAGCGGCACTCGAAGAAGTCGCGGGCCTGCGCCACG